CTTACAGACTCACAGACGCTGACTAATAAAACACTAACTTCTCCCGTACTAAATACTGCAGTAAGCGGTACTGCTGTGCTGGACGAAGATAACATGGCATCAGACAGTGCTACACAATTAGCAACGCAACAGTCTATTAAAGCGTATGTTGATGCACAGGTTGCTACTGTTCCTACTGGCGATATAACAGCGGTAGTTGCTGGTAGCGGTCTTTCAGGCGGTGCAACATCTGGCTCTGCCACTTTAAATGTAGATGCTACAGTAATTACAGGCCAAACCGCAGAAACATCCGTAGACACAACTAACGACTTTGCTCTTATATATGATGACTCAGCGACAGCACTACGTAAAGTAGCTATTGCTAACCTTGTAGCAGCTAGCGGTGGATTGTCGGATGTTGTTGGAGATACCACCCCACAGCTTGGCGGTGACCTAGATGTAAATGGTAATGACATTGTATCCACATCTAACGGTGATATTGACATTCTGCCAAACGGAACAGGTGTTGTAAACCTTGATGGTGATGGTTCAACAGGCGGTGTATCTGTCTCTGACGGTCTTGTTGATATTCGTACAGGCACAGGTTCACGTTCACAGGTCAAGTTTTACTGTGAGGTTAGCAATGCCCACGCACAGACAGTACAACCACAGCCACACTCTGCTGGCGTAACAAACACCCTGACACTACCTGCTGGTGGTAATCAGGAGATTGTAGGTACAACAGCTACACAAACCCTGACTAACAAAACAATTGATGCCGCACAGTTATCTGGCACGGTTGCTAACGCACGTCTGGATGCGGAGTTACAAGCACTTGCTGGTCTGACTTCTGCTGCAGATAAAGGTATTCAGTTTACTGGTTCTGGTACAGCAGCCGTGTATGACCTAACAGCGGCAGGTAAAGCACTGCTAGATGATGCGGATGCAACAGCACAACGTGCCACACTAGGTCTGGGTACAGCAGCAATTACCAATACAGGTACATCAGCGGGTAATACTGTTGTACTAGATGGGTCAGCTAGACTACCTGCAGTAGATGGCTCACAGCTAACAAACCTACCATCTTCAGGTGGTGCTACCGCTGGTTTCGCAGTGGCGATGGCAATTGCGCTTTAGCAGTTGACAAACATATATAAGTATGATATAATTATACTTAATTAATTAGGAGTAATTATGGCACAGGATTTTGAAAGAAACATTGCAAGGAATGTAGGTACAGGCGCAGTAACAATGCGTACTGCCAACTCCGATGATGCGCTTATAGGTATCAACATTGCTAATGTTACAACCTCCCAAATCAACATGGATGTATTTATTAACGATGGGTCTAACGACTATTACATTGTTAAGGATGCACCTATACCTGCAGGGTCAGCTTTGCAGGTGCTTGATGGTGGAGCAAAGGTTGTAATGCAAGCAAGTGACGTACTGAAGGTACAGTCCGATACCGCAAGCAGCGCAGATGTTTGGGTCTCTGTAGTTGACACCATCAGTTCATAAGGAATAGATAATGCCTTTAATCGGTAATCCTATCACTGCAAGTTTTCAGGCTAGACCTGCCACCGAAGAGTTTAACGGTAATGGGTCTACAACCACGTTTACTCTGGGTCACACAGTAACTCAGGAAGATATTCTAGTGTCTGTAGACGGTGTCATACAGGAAAGTGTTGATGCGTTCACTGTGCCGGACGGTACAACACTCACCTTTACTGCAGCACCGTCAAGCGGAACAGGTAACATCTTCGTAATTTATATGGGTGTATCTGCAGCGTCTGTAACACCTGCCGCAGAAAACAAGGGTAACTTCAAGGCAAGCGGCATCTTCCGTACCAATGCACAATCCCTCGCATCTAACACAACCATCCTCGCAACAGAGAACGCTAACGTAACAGGGCCACTGACTATCAACACAGGAGTTACCCTGACCGTTGAAAGCGGTGGTACATTGGTGACGCTATGAGTACATTAAAAGCAGATACAATCGTAGCATCAGACGGCACAAGTCCTGTCACGCTGACGAAGCAAGAGGCCACGAAACAGTGGATTTCTTGGGATGGCGTTAATAATGATATTGAGGGTTCGCTTAATGTCAGCAGTGTTTTAGACGAAGAGACAGGCGTTTATACATTAACTGTAACGTCAGCTTATTCATCTCAGCATGATAGGTGTATTTTTACAACTTTATATAACAGTAACGATGACGGTGGTACTATTGAAAGCGGCTCTGCAAGAGCAATGGGAACGGTAGTTATTGGCACAAACTCAAACGGCACGATAGACCCTCTTGCCACGACAACAATTCAATATGCTACAGCTTATGGTTCAACCTCTAGTTCTGATGGTGGTATGTTTGATTTGTGTAAGGTTTGGGTTACGTCAATAGGAGACCTAGCATGAGTACGGTGATTACAGACAACCTCACTGGCAAGACTTCTGCTGGCAATGTGACCATCACCTCTGAGGGCGGTTCTGCGACTATGCAGTTACAGCAGGGCGTAGCGAAGCACTTTATAAATTTTGACGCATCTTCTGGTACTCCTACTTCACAGGATTCTTTTAATGTTTCTAGTATAACGGACTCAGCTACAGGTAAATTTGGTATTAACGTGACTAACAATTATTCTAATGTTACCTACTCACTAGCTGGTTATGCCTGTGGAGTAAACAGTGATACTTTCTCAAGCGATTTATCTTTAGGTCTAGGTACAAATCTTATCATCACAACCACTTCTGGAGTTTATGAAATTTTGAGTTATGCGACTAGTGCGTATAGAGACTCAAAACACTGTGACACACAAGGATTTGGAGACCTCGCATAATGGCTGGCAAGATTATAGCAGATACGCTTGAGACAGGTGCTGGTGCTGATATATCCACCAGCTATGTTGTGAATGGTAGTGCGAAGGCTTGGATAACTTACAAAGGTACAAGTACAAATGCCATTATGGACAGTTTAAATATGTCTGGTGTTGTTGATAATGGCACTGGAGATTATACGATGTCATTTACAAACAATATGAGTGATGGGGAATATTCTTTAACAGATAGCTCAGAAAGGCTTGAAAACAATAACAGCCCTAGCATAACAGGCTTTGAAACTACTGCTTCTGGTAGTTATATACACAACCATTGGAACAGTGGATTTAGTGCTAGCGATATGTTTAGGACATATAGCCAAGCCACAGGAGACCTCGCATAAATGAACACACCTGAATTTCAAGGCACACATCTCTGGGATAGACTGTGCTGGGCAAAAGAAAACTTAGAAGGCTATCAGTCAGACTACCGTGTTGTTTATGAGGACAGCATTGATGAGTGCGCCAAGATACTTGTGCCTGACCCTAACTGGATGGCTTGTGCAATGCAGGGTGGTATCTTACCGCCTGTGTGGGTTTACCATGAGTTAGCCAAAGACGAAGCGCAGGAAGATTTCAAGAAACATACCCGTGGCTACCTTCTTCATGAGACACAGCCAGTGGATGCCATGACAGAAGAAGAAGCTATTGAGTACCTGATTATGAAAGACTGCCCACAATCAGTGTGGCAGAACTGGGATAGTGGCAACAAACCCAAGATGGTTATTTGCCGCAAGGAACAGTTACCAAGCACTAGGGAGTGGCGCAATGCTTGGAAGATAACTGAAGAACTAACCGTCACTGATTTAGCAGCCTAAGAGGGAGATACCTAATGGCAACAACATACATCGTAGACAAGGACGGGAATCAGATTGATGCTTCTACAGCTACCGTTCCTTCTGACCGTCACTTCCGTGGTGCATGGTCATTAAGTGGCAGTGTCATCACAGAAGATATGGACGCTGCAAAAGTAATCTTCAAGGACAAAATCCGTGAAGTACGTGGGCCATTGCTTGAAGCAAAGGACGTGGAACTGATGAAGGCACTGGAAGCGGGTACTAGCACAACTGCTATTGCTGCTGCAAAGGATGCCCTTCGTGATGCCCCTGCTGACTCATCCATTGATGCGGCAACAGACATTGCGGGTCTTAAGGCAGCTTGGGATACAAGTGTACTAGGTGATAGCCCTTACGCATAAGCGTAGGGGTCATCCCTTTTTGGAGTAGATAGATGGCACTGACCAAAACACAAGCAGACGGCATTAATCTTGCGGATACATTTGCATTTACTGGCACTGTGTCTGGTGCTGGTGATGTAACTACAAGCACTGCTATTACCAAAGGTTCTGCTAGCATTAACGTGCTTAGTGGGTTGAACAAAGCATGGTGGCATTTAGACAGCAACAACGGTGTTATTGATGATAGCTATAATGTTAGTTCATTTACAGATTCTACAGGCTATTCTCAAGTTACATTAACAAACACAATGGCTAATAACAAATGGACTTGTGTTTTAACGAGTGATGAACTTGAAGCTGTAATGTCTATCTTTGGTGGTTTTGAAACAACTACAGAGTGCTATTATCGCTCGTATTACCCAAGGGTAACATCTAATGCTGAACCAGATGATGTGTCTGGCATCCTGACAGGAGATTTAGCGTAATGCCCTATATAGGAAAAAGTCCAGAGTTCGGTGTTCGCAACCGCTTTGTCTACCAAGCTACTGCTGGTCAGACTAGCTTTAGTGGTAGTGACGCAGACAGTAAGACACTAACCTATCAGGATAGCCTGTACTTAGACGTGTATCAGAATGGTGTGCTACTCAAGCCGGGTACGGACTACGCTGCCACGACAGGCACAAGTGTTGTGCTGGTCACAGGGGCAAGTCTGAATGACATCGTTGAGATGGTATCGTATGATACGTTCAGCATTGCTAATAGTTACACCAAGACTGAATCGGATAACCGCTACCCGTTCAAGGGAAACAACAGTATCATCCGTTTGAATGGTCAGACCATCTCTGCGAACATTACGATTGACAGCGATGAGAATGGCGTATCGGCTGGGCCAATCACACAGAACGCAACCGTGACTGTTAACGGTTATTGGAGTATCGTATGACCAGTGTACTGAATGTAGATAGCATTGCGGCAAAGGATGGTACGTCACCTGTTGAGTTGACTAAGCAAAATGCACCAAAAGCATTTGTTAATTTTAGTATGGCTGGCACTACCGCAAGAGATTCTTTAAATTTTAGTAGTCTTACAGATACCGCTACAGGAAAATTTAATGTAACAATGGCTAGTGCGTTTACGGATACAAATTACACTGCTTCAGGTTATTCTAATGGATTTGCTTCCGCTGGTTTTGCTGGGAATCAATCACATGGTATCGCTGTAGAAAATAGAATTTCTCGTACAACAACAGTATATGCTTTTGACAGTTATATTGGCAGTTACGTTGACTCTATTGAAAATCGTGCCTTAGTTTTAGGAGACCTCGCATAATGGC